CTCGGTCTTCCATCGATCTTTGATACGGCTAAGGGGCTCGCGCGGTTCACGCTCGGGTTCCATGGCTCGCCAAGGAGAGACGATCTTTTCAGGTTCGAATTGGTCCAATATTCGAAACTGGTAGGGTCGGACATTTTCAACAACGTCGACGACGTACGACTGTTCGAGCCGAAACGCCTCCAACAATTGCATCCGTGTAACACTCCACTTCCATCCACAAGGCACGTGAACGCCCATTCCTCCCAAAGATCTTGAGATAAACAGGTTTCTACGGCCACACTCAGACGAAATCTCGTCTTTGTGTAGTGAGAGAAACGCTCCAAGGAGCTCGACTTGCCGGCCAGGCAAGGCGCCCTGAAGGAGGCGGTCGATCACAGCAGTGCGCTGCGTCTCAACCTCCTCGGCGGTCTGAATTCCGCCCTTCTCCACTTGTGACTTCCCCATGACCTTGTTCTGGCCTACGAAAAGTCCTGTGTTCAAATAATCTATCTGAGTCGGCGTTGCTGCCGGATCGGACATACTATAATGAAAAGAAGTACTGTTAATGTTGGCATACGTCTTATGGACGTACGATTTACCAACACTCAACTTCAACCCTACCCGAGTACCATATTCCGCCATTAGAGTGCATTCCTCTGCCGTGCCAGCAAATAGAATGTCATCGCCATTAATCAGCACCTTATCCATCCAAGCTTTGATCTGCCTACGGTCCGGTTTTACAACACCGGCCGCACGCGCTCGAACTATGAGATATAACGCTAGATTCGCGAGGCAAAGAACAGGAAAAGAGACCCTCGAGCCCATCAGTTGTGCATTGACCTGCAGCACATCCGGGACTCGACATCGAATCTTTCCGTCCTTCTTCATGACATGATCTTTGACTGAGTATTCCCCAGCCTTCAACCACGTCTCAAATTCCTCGCACACGGCGACAGAAGTATCAACCCATGGATAGTGGCACATGTGTGGTTCTAAACACGCACGGTACACCATCTCGAATGGTAGACCAGCACAAATAAACCGGTTGATGGCTTGAGACAAGCTCGACGACAAATTGTCGGTCGATGCCTCATAGTCACCCGAAAACCAGTACTGGTGCTCGCCCGCCCCAACGATATCCATTAGGTCGGTCGGCGAAGCCGGCCGTCCAATGAGTCGAAAACACTTTAATCGACGAAGCGCGCCATAAAGCGCCTTCTGATACCCGCCCGAAACATAATACGACAGCGCGTTTCCCTTGGAGATCGTACGAACTTTCAACGGCTCACACACAGCCTGGATCGTGCAATGCAGATTGCCCGACAGACTCTCGTAGAGAGCGTCCCTATAAATCGATGGTCGTGCTAGCGGCGTGCGGTCCGCACGTCTTACGCCCGTCACGGCCTCGATCCATTCGTCCGATATTTGTGGTTCAACGTCCGGTTCAGAGGTCCAACGCTCGAAAGCGTCAGGATCCATCCGTACGGTTGTCAACCCCCAATGCGACCGACCATGATGAACAGTCAGTCTCGCTTCCTTGAAATACGCAAACTTTAACGTATCAAGCTCGTCGTCGGTCATTGTTCTCTCCGGAACATGCTCTTCCTTTAGCACCACTTCAGGTACGGCCGAAACCACACCATCAACGACACCAAGAGTCATACGTCCCGTAGGCTCCGCAACAACAACTATCATCTCCGGCACGTCGGTCTCATGATCGATTCCAACATACCTTGCAATGTGACCCATCTGGCCCCCACGAGATCGTGAGGCCTCAAATGCAGCGTTGCGACTCGCATTTGCGAGCGGCGGATCAAGCCTGCATTTGGCAACTTCTTTACGTGCATACGTCAGGACCGGAGTCAGCAATTCCATTAATTCTTTAATGAGAGCTGGCTCAGCAGGGTCCGACGCCTTCATGCGTTCGTGATGCTTCATATAATTCAACAACACCATGTCGTCACTGACCTTTAGAGCGGACCGCTTTACTTGGTTCCAGGATGTCCACAGATGTGTATTGACTTTAGAAAACTTAACGATTCGAGAGCGGAACCAGCGACGAGCGTCGCCAGTCCACCGCAGCCGAAGATCTTTCATTTCTGGCAACTCGTTACCGAGGTATGCCGCTAATGGATACGAACACGCATATTTCGCACGCGAAATAAATTGTTTCTCGCTTTGTACATTTAAATACTTAGCGAACTGCGCAACAAAATCAAAGATGACTTCATTGGCAGCTTTGTGGTGATGTAATACAATTACAAAACCACGGACGATACCATGAACACGATCGATAATCTCATTATCTTTCGGAGTACACGAAGACCGACGGACCGTCGGTTTACTAGACTCTAACCCCACTACGTGTGGGCTTTTAGTCGAGGCACAGCTGTCTGTGACAGTATGCTCGACAACGGATCGCGCCTTCGCGATCAGATCGAGATATTCGTTACGGATGACTGCTTCAGCATCTTCACGAGTGTTGTTTTCGCCATGAACGGCGGGGATAGCATTCTTTACTATGGGCAAACTCT